TGCTCGAATTGTTGGAAGTGGTCTGAATCCGTTTGATCATATCGCGGAGTCTCACCATCTGCTCATCGGTCCAATTTTTGATGTTCAGGTTTTGTGCGTCGGTGTAGTCCTTGCGCAACTTGGATTCGAGCTGCGGCGTGATATCGGGCATTACGCCGACCGAGTACAGATCATTCCGGATATCATCGGCCATAGCGAACAGCGGTAGATCATCGCCGAATGACAGGGACTGAATCGCTTCGGACACGCTTGATTCCATGGCGTCGACCCGGGATTGAAGCTCGGCAATCAAATTGTCGCGCTTCGACTTGGCAATAACCGCAGCTCCGAGCACGTCGGGACCGGCCCTTCCGACCCATACTCCCCGCCGTTTGTCGAATGTGGCAAATCGTGAGAGCTCACCGGAGATCCTGGCATTGAACGATCCGGTGAATATCCCTTGCGAATACTGAATACGGCCAGAGCGGATCGCAGCGAGTAGCTCGGAATTGGCATTGAGCTTTGGTATCGGGATTTCAACTACATCGATCAATGGCGCGAAAAACTGCTCGTAGAAGAATCGGAGCATGGCAGTTTCGACCGGATCGAAGTAACGCGGTTCAAGTCGGAGCATGGCGGTAGACCTTGACTGGGCTATTCTTGAGAACGCCTTTTCTCTCCGCATAGTCAGCGAGATCCGAATCGCTCATCCGGCTGATCATTTCCCTGTATTTGTCAGATGACACCTCGCCTTCTCCGAGATCTCGAGAGGGAAGAGTCAGTAGCCTTTTCTCTATCTCCGATCTGTTTTTCTTGACGATCTCCATCGCTTTGGAATCGCCTTCAGTTGATTCTGGTGTTATTCCGAGGTCTTTAGCCGCATCCGCGAGTTCCTGTGAAGAAGGTTTTTCGTAATCAAGCCAATCAGCAAAATCCTCGATATCGGCTTCAGAAAATTGTCCTTCGCCGGTTCCGTGTCTTGATCTGACGATGTCCATTATTGCCCTGGAAACCGCGGCCGGATCTTTCGACGCCCATTCCTCGATTGATTTTGGCGTACTTGGCTTCGAAACTGCCTTCTTTTTCTGATCAGATCCGGAAGAAGAACCGCCCTTTCCGAACTTCCCGGATTTGTCGCGCTGATGCTTGCTCTCCTCCCATTCAGCATTCTTGAGAGAATAGCGCTCATTTCCTCTTTTCAGCCGATCTGCTCGTAATTCCGTGTTATCGCCCCATGATTCGAGATATCAGATTCCCGGATGATTTCGCCTGTTCTTTCGCGGAGTCGACGCCCTTTCGATAGACTGAGATCGAATCACTCTTTACCGGTTCAACTGAGTCGGGTCCGTTCGGAGGAACCGGATTCGGAACGACACGTTTCGCGATATCAGCGTCAAGCACTTCCTCTTTCGCCGCCATGTCCGCTACTGATTGAGCGTTGAGAAGCCCGCGGTCATACCATGCGAGGATTCGATTCGACTTCGATTCAAGGATTTGCTCCTGCTCGAGCGCGGAGACTTCCTTGAGCGGCGGATACTTGAACCGGAACGTCGGAAGCCTGCCCCACAGATTCGCGCAGGCAACTTCTATCAGTCGTCGAATCGATGCCCGCATCGGTCCGCGGATCTCCGATTCGACCATCTCGTTGTAGTTGTCCGTATCCTCTTCGCCTGTCGAGAATCCTGAAGCGCTGAGGCCGAACAACTTTGTCATCGGCATGCGGAGAGCTGAGGCAACCCCGATCCGGTTCTCGCGCATCACATCAGCGAGCCCGGAGAATGTCATGGTCTTTTGTTCGAACTCCTCATTTTTGTCCAGGATCAGCGCGTTGACGTAGTTCTTGAGCTGATTGGCGAGCTGGATACGCTTCTGAATGACGGCCGTGCCGCCAGTGGTCAACAGCTTGTTCGCAAGATCCTGGATGTGGTACACGTCGATCTTCGATTCGTCGAGGATTTCGTAGAGCACATCCTGAGTCTTGAGATAGTTCTGGAGATCCCGAAGCATTCGCTCGGCCTCGGACATTCCCCACCCGATGAGCTGACGGCGAATGTATGATGGGGCACGTTTGCCACTTCCAAGGATTACGCGAGACGGATCAAGTTTCTGACCATTCAGATACAGGATGCTCGCGTTCTCGATCGACTCGTAATCCTGCATTGCGGCCATCTGGATATCCGGGGATGACATCTGCCATCTGTCCACGTCATAGAGCTCGATAGGTGCGCCCTGAAGTCTGCGCCAATTCATTGGTTTCTCGGGATCTTGATCCGAGTTGATCACGAGAGCCCCCCCGCCGTAGACCCTTACCCATGACCAGAAATCCTGAAGCCGTCGCCATGCATCATGTTCCTCGAACCAGTCAAGAATCTCGTCAATGTCCTCGGGTGAGAGCTCTCCGGACTCGATCTCGATACCCTTGGCGAGTCCATCTTGAATCGGGAGCTGGATCGCGGTTTGAAATATGCCATTGCCGGAGTAGAGGTATGTGAGGATGATCCGCTGGAGCGTGATCAGCGAGTAGTTGTTGGCAAACGAGACCGTGTCATATCCTGATAGTTGCGAGCCGCCAGTTCCGAAAACGGAAGCAGCGGACACAAGATCGGTCAAGCCGTTGTCGATTCGCCTACGCGCGTGTCGTGATCTGCTCATTGGATTATGATAACCTCATTTTCGGAGCGTCACAAGTATTCAAAGAGCGTCAAGAATCGATACGCCGGCGCTCGAAAGCTCGTTGAGCGCAAAGACCGCGGCATCCAAATGGTTTGGACTAAAGTCACTTCCTGGCTCATAGATGCAGTATTCATCTTCCAGGTCAAGGAACGGGATTCTATGAAATACCTGTCCATGCTCATACAATGATGAAATCGGCTCGGCGCGCACGATCTTTCCCCGAGAACTGTTGATGAGCCGGATATTGATTCCCGGCGCGGCGGTTCGGATTGTGTGCTCAACCATGTCTCCGCCATAGTTCTTTTCGGCCACCACCACATCGGCGTGCCACTTTTCATATGTTGCCGCAACTTCGGCGGCCCATTCCGCCGGCGTCCCATGAAGTGAACAATCATCGAGAATCCAGAATCCCTCCGGAGATTGTCCTGCGACGATGATTCCGATTTCATCACCCTGAACAGTTCCGGCCGGATCGACTCCGATCACGACTCGGTACATCGTTTCTGGAAGATGATCGTTATACTTGATCCACGCGCGTTTCCAGAGCGAGCCGGAATCAAGAGAATATTCACCTTCGAGAAACCGTTTCCGCTTCGCTGCAGAAAGGTTGGAAAGCCTGGCAACGTACTCGTCGGACACATGAGGATTCTCTGACGGGTTCATCTTGAGCCACTGGTAATCGTCGTCGGGAACTGGTCGGCCGTCAGGGAATCGCCGGTTGTGAAATATCTTGTATCCCCAATGGTGGATGCTTGGCGGATTGTAGTCGAGGAAGTTTCGGCCCGGGACTCCGCGCGGAGGGTTGAGCCGGGTCAACAGTGTCTCGTGCGAATCGTAGGATATCTGACTTGCTTCGTTCTCGTAGATCGTCGCGTATTCCTGGCCCAGGATCTTGTCGGTTCGCTCTTTGTCATCGAGGCCGCCGATCCAGATTTGCGACCCGTTCGGCATCTCATAAATCCAGTCCGTTTTGTTAAGCCCGACTCGATTACGAATACCCATCATGTCGAGCAGCTTCGGCATGGTCTGAAAGCAAATTGACTGTTTCGCGTGATTGAACCGGAATCGGGTCACGAGGTGGTCTGTCTTCGGGTATTTGAGAGCTCGGATCAGGACGGATCGGAGCAGGATGATCGTCTTGCCTGATCGGCCGCCTCCTTCCAGAAGCGACGTGTGGTATTGACCGATCAGCCTAACCGCTTCTTTTTGCTTCTCGGTCTTCTCAAAGCTTGCTGTCGTCGTTGTCAATGACAAGGTTTATGCTTCCGGAATGCTCGAGCTGCAGTTTCTCGCTCCAATCCTCTTTGAATCGTGACGCCATGTTCCGAGACCACAGCCGGTCGTTGAACTTCTTTCGGGTCGATATCTTCGTATCCGAGTTGTATTCCTCCGTATCGAAAAGATTTGTCCGGCCCTGTTGTTCCCACCACGCTTGAGAAATGGCCCTCCCGCGTGTAAGAGCGTCGGAAAATGCGGGATAAACTTTCGCCCAT